CTTCTCTGAAATCTGGTCAGAGTAAAGATTTATGAAGGAATTGATACCGTATCGTACTACTTTTCCGGTATCAGGATCTACTTCATCATCATCTGGCAGATCAGAAAATTCTGTTGCAACCAGACGGAAAATCTCAAGTGCTTCCATACATCATCACCCCGTTATTTCTCCAATGCCGCCCTTACCTTCTTTAAAACATCTGCCTGATCCTTGCACTTGGCATAATTAATGCCAAGCTCATTTGCAAGCCTGGCAAGAGCCTCTTCACTGATGCCTTCAAGAGATGCGAGACGCATCTGTCTGAGCTTCTCTGCATCAGTTGCTTTCTTTTTCTCTTCCTCCTCTTTTTCCCTGGCAAGATCCTCTTCCGTCTTTCTGAAAGCAGGCAGATCGCCTGTAATTCTTGCCATTCCGCAGTTTTTGTAAACTTCCAGAATCGGACTGGTCTGATACGCTTCCGGGATTTCTCTGGTTTCTCCCGGAAGTATGGTAACTTCACCAATACCAATGATCTTTCTGCCGATATTCTCTAATTTCATAGACATACTCTGTTTCCCTCCTTTTATATTCCGACTGCGATCAGTGCTGACAACGGATAATACATCACAATTCCACCAACGCGCTCCTCACAAGGGATCACTACCTCAAGGTTGCGATTCTGCAGCGGATACTGATAAAATGCCATGGGAATCTCGAGACTGAACTTTTCTGAGGAATTTGTATATAACAATGCAACATTGACACCATACGGATTTGTATCCTTGTTACGTCCGGCAAGTTCCGGGGCAGATACGATCTCTTTCAGATACGGAGCATTTTCCATCAGGAATTTTTTAACTGTATATCCGGTATTCGGGATCTGTCTGGTCGAAATGTCAATGAACACAGCCGGAGGTATCGCCAACGTGTCTGCTCTTTCAACATCCTGAGTAAGTTCCGCCTGATATGCGAACATTTTATTGATATCTTCAAGGATTTCATCTGCAGACTTGTCGATCCACGAGGTTTTTCCATCAACAACAGATAACGTATAGACCGGAATATCGTTATCTTCGGATAGCATTCCCATTAATTTGTGCTTCTTGTCCCCAGCAAAGGCAATCTCATTGGTCTTTCTGTCAATTGCATAGCGGGCTGCATCTGCCCTCCGCGTATCAAGGGATTTTCCAGCCATACGGCTTGCCCTCATATCCTGAACGGAATATCCATAAGAGTCACCGATTGACTTGATCGTCGCAGTTGTCGGCTCACCTTTTGCGTCCGCCCTTGGAAGGTCTGTCGCATAGTTACTGATGATCACAGCCAGTCCGGTCTTTTCATAGCTGTAATATGTCATTGTCTCCGCACCCTCGGGAACCTCATGTGTGATCGGAAAATGATTGAGTGCCGTAAATTCAGGATATACCTTGTCATAAGACTTGGACTTAATGTAATCCAACTCTCGTGCAAAGAAAATAGATGCATCATCTATGCTATCAAACCGGCACTGTTTTACACCTGCAACTGCCGGAATGATATTAGATGCCCTTAACGCTGCCAGATCTGCCTTATCATATCCTGTGGAAGGCATTTCAGGATTGTACTTTTTTTTCATGATCTCCTACCTCCTATTTCAGTACGATGACTGCGATGCCATCATCAGATTCATTGCCAAAAGATGCACCGATATCCAATGCACCATCTGGTACATTGGTAAATGTTCCGGCGTTTTTTTCTGCCACGGACACATATGCTTTTTCCCCATACGACGGGGTAACACCTTCATCAAGTCTGCCCCATATATGCCCCTTGCGCATAATACCCACTGTAGCATTTTTCCTGATGACAACATTGCCCTTTGTGTCCTGCTCCGTGTTGGGGTGGCAAAGTACAATGCCATCGATCTTTTCTGCTGTGGTATCTGTATTTGGAACCGTTACATTAAAGCCAGGATCACTTCCGACTGCAACCGCAATACCAAATTTGAGCACACCATCCTCTGCTTCATTGATCCTGCTTACCACTTCGTCATATGCGAGATCGAACTTCCCACCTGGAACGCCTTTCGGAGTACCATAATCATAATTCATCTGCGCTGCCATTACTCATTACCTCCCTCTCGATCAATCATTCTCTGTCTTGCAGAGTGTGCCATGGATTCGTTTTCACCACTGTCATTCCTGTTTGCCTGCGATCCCTGCATCTGTCTTCTCTGAAAATCAACGTCCTTCCTTTTCTGGATTTCACAAACTGCCAGATCGAATGCGGCATCCACATATACAGCATTCTTTCCGTCAAGGCGGAGCCCAGGAAGAACCTTGGCTATAATTGCCTTTTTGCCATCGATTACAGATTTGTTCTCCAATCCATCCATATTGAGCTTATCTCCAATACGGCAGATCCCGAGACGCTGACGGAATACTTCATCAACAGAATCGGCGTTCAGTGACTTCGACTCGTTTTCAGAACCGTCAGAATTTTCAGAACTTTCGTTGTCCTGGCTGCCGGCATCAGAATCCTGAGACGCAACTGTATCGTCATCATTGCTGTTTCCACATTTTTTTCCATCCGTACTGTTTGTTTTAATCTCTGAAACAAGCTGTTCGATCATTGTGATTAGATTCTGGATGCTACTGTCCTTGTTTACCGTTTCTTCTTTTGCTGGCGGCTCGGTAAGGGCTGCTGGTTTCGCAACCGTGACCGGATTTGTATTTTCCTGTCCGGAATCTCCTTCCTGTGTTGTTCCTTCCGTTCCAGCTTTGGAAGCTTTGTACAGTTTGATTGCTTCAACCAGCTCTTCCGGTGTCATATCCATGCTGTCAACGTGTGATTTCTGTTCTGCCTGCATAGTTTCTTTACCTCCTATTTTCTTTATATCATCAAATCCTGATTCTTTAGGACTTGGATGCTCACTATCTGTCGTACATTTGCCAAACTGTACTGTCGCCTTCTTGCCTTTCAGTTCTGCACTTTCAGAACTGTCAATGTTTAATCTCGCCTGATCTCCTGCCCGTGCGCTGGCAACGAGTGCAAGATGATTGATAACAATGTTGGTCTGGATTGCGTCGTATGGCTCACCCTCCCATATTCCGGGTTCTTCAACCAGATCCAGGTTATACCCAAGGGACAGCTCCTTTAGACCACATTCCTTCATCGCATTCGTATCGTGGATAATAATCTCTGCGCGGACATCATCACCATCCTTATATCCATCCGAAAGGATTGTCCCGATCTGCTCCCTGTCCACATTATTCTTGCTGACAACGCCTGCATCGTGGGTAATAATAATCGGCTTCCCCTTATAGGTTTTCAGCGACGTTTGAGCAAAAACATGTTCCGGCAGTCTCAGTTCTCTCCTGATGCTGCCGTCTGGATTGGTATATTCAAATATTCCGCATGATGTCAGGATTGGATGATCTACCAGATACCCTTCATCCGTAAAATATGTCCTGTCATCTACATCAAGCCGTATACTGTCGAGTCTGCGTACCCTCCGCGGTTTCATTTCTTCCATACATTCACTTCCCCCTTATATATTGTTCTTCGTGTTCCGACAACACTGGAAGGGTAATCGTATTTCGGTCAAAAATCGGTTTTCCCCTGCATCGGCATTGGTAATCCTGTCCAGGATGGCATTTCCGCCCGGTTTTTACATCAACAACAGGGGGATCGTACCAGCTGAATCTCTTTCCATTTAATTCCCTGTGTCTTTTTCTGACCCTTTCATCCCGACAATCCCGCCACTCATATTCTGTAATCCCGGCGTCAAGCTGCTGTGCCCTCTGAATCTGTCCATTTAACTTTGCGGTCTGATCCCTGGCTATCAACTCTGCCTTTCGCCTGCTGACACCATAAACCGTCTTGATCTCCTTAACCATTCGCGTAGTGGTTTTACCCTGGGTAAATCCGTCATATACAATATCTCTCATCTTATCAAGGGTATCTTCGGGAATAGATCTGATAAGATCTACGTTCTCGTTGATCCATACCACCAATTGCTCCGCATAAAAGTCACCAAGATAGTAGTCTTCCCTGATATCTATTCCTAAGGTAGCTTTAATTGCTCTCTTCCACTCCTTGACTGTCAGTTTCCGGTTCAGATTTGCCAGCGATTCCAGTTTTCTGCGGAGTCCAAATCCAGTCGTCCTTGAAACGATTCTGTTCTTAATCGTATTGAAAATCTGTGAGATTGCCAGCATAAGATCATCCATACTGTCATTCCTATGGTTTTTCCGAACCTCCGAATCCCTGTTCTCCTTGTATACATCTTTCAGTTTCGGCAATTCGTTTTCCAGCTCTTCTTTTAATATCCTCATGTATGTATTAACTGCCCTGACATATTCCCTTTCGGCAGATTCCGGGATCTGTGGCGTGTATTTGCTGTGCAGTGTCTCATGACTACCAAAACGGTGCATAGTACGTTCAACTGTAAGTCTGTGCAATATGCGATCGTCCATATATAATCTCCCATACAAAAAGCAGCCCATACAATCACATGGACCGCTAAAATGTTGTCTTGCATTAAGTTATCAAATATGTTATGATAACAATTGAAAAGGGAAAGCCAGAAAAGCGGCTTACCCTCCGAATAACACGCTACAGCATCTTACGATGCATAGCCGTCACTATTGGTGGTAGTGGCGGCTATTTCTTTTACCGAAAGATCGTATAGC